GGTACTTTCCAGCTTATAATAATATATGGATTATTATATGGTACAAAATTACTTAAAATTTGATCCATGTCAGTCTGAAATTTTGTCATTATAGACATTGATATACCTATATTAATTGGGATAGGAGTCTTTAAAAGATCTGAATCAATAGAGCCACCACTAACTGTAGGAGATTTACTAAAATAAAATCCAGGAATCTTATTAAACACTCGATCGGCATCTCGTGAAATAGAAGTATAATGAACTGCAATCGTAGGAAGCCTTAAGGACTGAGCCTTATTAACTATGTCTTGAAGTGCTCTTTCTTTTGGTCCATAATAAAAGCCGACTTTAAGTTGATCTACAACATCCTTGTTTTTATTATATCTGTTTATAACGATACTATTAAAAGCAGTAATAAACTGCCGTATCATGTCTTTCAGCTCAAAACCATAATATTGGTTTTTCATTATAAATACTTATTAAATAAAACGGTCTAAAAAATAATCTGGTAACAAACTTCTATACTCCGGTAATAACTTTCTTATGCCTCCTGCATCAATAACATATGTAGTACTGTAATCATTTTCATCTCTAGTACACCTTCCACACTGTTGAATAAATGTAGTAAACATTTTATTTGTATACCATTTATAATCGTTTTTTGACATCTCTTTTACTCTTACATCTCCTAAATCTGGCCAAGGGCATTTAATGATAATACAAAACCGGGCGGCATCACCTTTTAAATCAACTCCGAAATTTAATGATGGGCTCGCTAAAACAGTAGGTTTAGAATTACCAGAATGTTCAGTTAATATATCTATATTGTCTTTATCTCCCTTTATACGATATAATACTCTATCACTTTTTAATTGATTTTTTAGCTTCAATGTTAAAGCATTTGACTGAGTATGAATTAATCCTTTTACATCATTGTGTTCTTCTAAAATTTCCTCTACACACTTAACAATTTTAGGAAAATATCTATCAATATTCTTTTTTGAGAGTTGAAATATACCAAATATAATTGGAGACAAGGTTGGGTCAAACGATGAAGGTAAATCTATATATTTAAAATCTTGTTCAGCTACTCCAAGAGTTCTCATGACACGCCTATAGTCAACAAAGGTAGCGGACATAAAGAGAACTTTGTCAGCATATTTAAATAAATGTTGTGCTAACACATCAATCTTTTTAGGTATTAATTGTATATATTTTTTATTATGAATAAAAGCTCTATTAATAATATATTCAGATTGTTGCCAAGTATCAATAACAAGAGACAAATCTCGTTTTAAATCAGCAATAAATTTAAATTCTTTCTTTACTGCATCACTTATTGTATCAGAATGTTTTTCAAGCATTCGAAGCAATTCAACATACCTACTTTCTAATTCGCTGTGTAATGTAATTAAATTATTATGAAATCGTTTTTTGTTAGATGAATACAATAAACTAAAATTATATCTATTTAACTTACCTAATTCAATACTACAACTAAACCGACTAACAATTATATTTTCTAATTCTGAAGCCTCATCACATACAATAAGCTGTCTATATTTTAAATGATCAGGTTTATGAAAAAAGCTCGAATAATTCTCTACACTTATTTTTGCAATAATAGATTTATTTTTAGCTTCATAATAATCACATCTATTACAGTCCCAGCATTCCCTTTTTAATTTAGAACTAAAAATACATGGAGCTGCATCTGCAAAACTCCGATCATCTAAATTACAAATATACGAGCCCTTACCTTTAAGAGGTTTTATATCTTTAAAATCTTTAGTATACTGATCTTGTAATGCTTTTGTTGTTGTTAATATTGATGTACCATAATTTTTATTTGCGAAGTCATCTGCATATTCATAGACTAATTTACCATTATCCCAAGACGTCTCAAATGCTCTATAATCGGAAACTACATTTGATAACCTAGATGGTAATTTTTGTAATCCGTTTGCTATTGTCTTTGCGACAAAGCTCTTTCCACAACCAGTCGGTCCTTGCATAACAACGAACTTTTTTTCCTTGAACGCATCAAGTATATTAGGTATGGCATATTGCTGACTCGAGGACGGAATATATCCTTTCGGGAAATTTTTAAGGCCCATTTGTATATTATAATATTTCTATAGAGAGAAGCAAGTCATGATATTTATTGCGTTTGTTTTTAATTAATCGATTAAGACGCACTTTCCATATAATATCATCCTGATGGATGTGTTGTAAAGTATAATCAAAATAAATGATTTTTTTATCAGTAATGATATTAAAAGGATATAATAGTTCTACTTTTTTATTATTGCTAAATAATAATTTAATATTAAAATCCTTTATCTCATATAACATAATTTGACCAATACCAAGAGTCCGTTTTTTAGATGTAATCTTAACGTTAGTAAGTAATAGCTTTTTTAATGTGTTATTAATATCTTCGTACGTCATGTATTCATAAACCCCATTTTCTCGCCTGCAGACATTGGCGCGATTTTCTCATTTAAATATACCCAAAACGTTTCATCTGCTTCTAATGTACTAATTAAGTCTACTGTATCGCAATTTATAGTCCTATAACCTTGCATTAAGATATCCCAAACTACAATTAAATTTTCTTGATTAGGATTATAATTCGGAGCTTCGCGTGGTGGATCATAATTTAAAATAGTCCGACCTTCCACAGAATTTAAAAGCTGTACATTATTAGTACATAACATTCGTCTAGTAGCGGGTCGACCAGGCTTAGGGTTCCGTCTTACAAACTTTACCTCACACACCTTATCTAATAATATAGCTTTAAGACTTGCTAGGCTGGTTATCATCGTCGTCTAAATCCTGACAAATACCAAAAAAACGTTGTTCATTTAAAAAGAGACAATCTCTAAGAGAATGATCATAACCGACTACTCGAAGATTATCAACCTTAATACCTTTATCATCAGGAAAGCAAACAACATCACCGGGTGAGGTATATGAACATCGAGGGCCTACTAATATAACTTTTGCTAATCGCCATGTACGTTTAACTTGAGATAGTGGAATATGTATACCGTTTCGTATAACAGATCGACCGTCATTCGATAAATCTACATATTGCGCTAGAACAATATCATCCATAACTTTACTCAACTTATATCCTTGAAGACTAAATGTATCAGTATCTTGATATGTATCTAAATTAATTAAACTACGCTTTACATCATGATCAAAAGCATCACGTTCACTGTCACTTAAATCTAACTTATCTAATGCTTGGTTGTAATGTTTTTTTATTGTTTTGTCACTCATACTTTTTAATATTTATCTTAAATGTTTCTGAATACAAATCCACTTCACGTTGTGACAGTTCATATTGCTTACATACCCTTTCATATGTAGTTTTATCTGTTTTTATTTTTTTAGTATAATTAATATATTTTCTTTTTGTTTTTGGAATTAAACAATGTAAAAAATTATAATGATCAACATTTATACTAAAAGCCGGTCCATACATATTAACACTATTGTTTATTAACGGAACAAACCGAGTGTCAGCAAACGTCACATACCTGTTCACTATATATGGAGAATAAATCTGTGCAGATGTAACGTCTATATCAATTTTATCCCGTTCAAATAAAATATTAGTTACAAAATCAAAAAAATTACTCGCTTGCTTCATAATACAGACAGTCTAAGACCCAATAAGTGATTTTTATACGAGTTTTGCAAAAAAAATTTGGACCATAGGTACAAACTAAAAAAACTAAATTCCAAAATCGCCAAAATGGGGGTTCACCCGGGTTTTGCGAAAAAAATCTAGACATAGAACCAAGACTTACACTGTCAACTTCGTTGTCGCAATAAACGCATCGTCCGTCATGGAATAGTACAAATCCACCACAATTTTCATGAATTCTTCCACTTGATTGTCGGTTAAATTGGTGGAAAACGCAAAAGATGGTGCTTTTTGACCAGCTAGTACGTTAATTGCAGTGTGACCAATCGCAACATTGTCTTTCGAATAGGTTATACTAACACTACACTTACCTTTTGGTTGAATTATCCCATGCTGTTCAAATTCTTTATGTACAATTAAGTCATCCCCGTCAACTTCGATCGGAGCTTTGAGATACTTCGTTGATAACAGATTCGCAATTTGCGTATTGAATAATCTTTGAAAGAAGACAGCACCCATAGGGCATAGATTAGGAAGCTCCCAACAAAAATTAACAGCGTCGTCAGAATAAATAAAATCATTGTTAAGAAGGTCTTCATTGTCGATCATTCCCTCCGTTTCTACCTTCATCGGTGACCGGAACGCAATAATATTTCCGATCGGGAGAGTCTTTTTCCGAAAATATTTATAAGCGAACCGATTGTGAATTAAATTACCATCATACAGATCGATATCTTTTAAAATCATATTAAGTATTATAGAATAGCCTTAAAAATAATCAACATGTCAATATGAAGATACATTTGTTTTCAATGTTAAGTTTGGATGAAAATGAATACCCAGATTTAAATCTATATAAACACTTTATAGATTATTATAAACAATTAGGAGTTAATTGTAAAAATTTTACTATTATACCTTGCGGTGTTGCCAATTATAAAAAAAACTTCGAAGAGTTTCGAGAAATAAATGCCGCTCACGGCATACCGAACCTAGATTTAATTTCAAAAAAATATGATATATTGCCAGCAAATATATTTTTATTAAAATGGCAAGAAACGATCAATAAAGAAGATTGGATTCTGTTTCCAGATCCAGATGAATTTATGGAATATGGACACTTTGATAACATACCGCACTGTGCTGAATTTTTAGAAAAAAATAATTATTATGCCTTACGAGGTGAATTTGAAGATAGAGTTGCTAACGACCGTGTGTTACGAAAAGTAGAGTACCCGGAAGATCTATTTGATCAATTTCCAAAAGGAGCTGGTATTACAAGATACTTTGTAGGGGCAGCTTGGACAAAAATTTTATTATCAAAAGCTAAATTAGAATTACGAATTGGACACCACGACATATTCTGGAACACTAAACACGACCGACCGGTGTTTCTTAGTGATAAAATATGTCGCGAGGATCCAGAGTATTGGGAAGACTGTACGACGCATCGTCGATATGATACAACTTTTAAAGTATATCATTTTAAATGGACTGAAGCATTAATACATAGATTAAAAAATCCGAACAAACATACAGACCTATATAGCATGTTTAACGAAGATAGAGACAACACTAATCAAATTATTACTGACAATAAATTTAATATTATAATACATTAGGGTTAAAGTTTCCTATTTTATAGCGCTGCGCTCTTGTCATAAATTTTTTACTAAGTGGTATTTCAGAGTCAATTTGACTTTCAAATAAAGTGCCCTCAGACAAAAACGGATGAAAAACATATGCTTTATAATATTTTCTAGCAAAAACTGTTCTACTTAAAGTACCAATGATACCGTCTGAGATAAGTATAATAGGATAAAATCGAGTTAATAATTGCTTAGCAATATTAGCAGTAAGAGAGTAACAAACTGCACCGCTATATTCTTTAAACCCGGTATAAAAATACTCATTAACTTGACTTCTTTTTTTAGCTAACTCAGGCTCTCTTTTGCTATCAAAAGGTCGCCAAGAATGAAAATGAAGAACATCCCAATCAGGTGGAATATATTCTTTCCACTCTAAAGCATTATTACACAAATCGATATTTAACACAGCATCATCTTCTATAACAAGAAAATTATTTACTTTGTCTTTAACTGCTGTTTTACATGCTTTAAGATGTCCATATGTACAGCATATCTCTGCTAAAGACATCGGGTATGGGGAACCTTTTACATTAGGTTTAAGTACATCTGGAGGGGCTAATGTTTCTACATCCCATAATTTTTTAAATCTAAGTTTTCTTCGTTTACCCTTCCCTTTAATAAATAAATCATCTGGAGTAATACTACGAACAAATTTATAATTTTCAATATTACATGCTCGTAGATGCTCCTGCATATATTCTCTACGAACCGGATCTTTACCCCAGACTACATATATTTTATCAAATAATGTATCTAACATTAAAAAACATTAGCGTAAAAGAGTTTCCTTATACCCTAGCATTTCCCATGTTTCAGCTTCTGACGCCCAATAAACAACAATACCGATTGGAAGCTCTGCAGTATCAACAAAGTCATCATTAACAATACCCTTCTTGATTTTTGATTTCTCTACAAGAAAAACCTTTTCCTTGAAATAAATAGCTTGAGTCTTCCGCTTATATTTTATTTCATATGCTTCCTTATCAGTTACTTTAGTCCAATCCCAGATTAAAGGATTCCAAAAGACTGAAAAATTAGGTTTAACTTTTGCCTGGATTGTTGTAGTGCCCAAAAATGTAATTTCTTGTATATCCTTTTTTGCAGGTTTATATGATTCTCCATTATAAAATATATCTACATTTTCAAACATCTCATCAGCAAGTGGGTCTACCATCTCCATATCCGCCGAGGTGTCGTTCGAGCTAGCTCGAGTAGTGGTCTTCGCCGGAGCCTTCTTAGTTTTAGTTTTAGTTTTAGTTTTAGTTGCAGTCATAATTACTATTGAAATATACGTTCGTTCTTCTAATTAATTATACATGTCAAATGATCTTGCAACTAGGTTTTGTGACCGGCCATGGACTTTTTTAGAAATACAGGAAAAAGGTTTATATAATTGTTGTCCTAGGTGGGTTAAAATGAACAAAATAGGAGAAATCACTCCCGAATTAAATTTCGCTAAAGAATGGAATAGTGAAGCTAGTAGAGCATTCAGGCGAACAATTCTGGATGGTTCTTTTAGTATGTGTAGTAAGGAAGAGTGTCCTATGATTCAAAATAACACCTTACCAAAGCGTGCTGACATATTAAATGGATCACATGGTGAAAAATTAAAGACAATTGTAGAAATGAATCTAGATATATCTGATCTACCTTCTACTATTAATCTATGTTATGATAGGTCTTGTAATTTAGAATGCCCTAGTTGCAGAAAGCAGAAAATATTTTATAACGAGAAAAACTTTCCGCGGCAATACAAACAAGTATTAAAAATTAACGACAAACTATTACAAATGATTCATAGTAAACCTCATGACGTTACTCTTAATATAACAGGTTCAGGCGATCCGTTTGGGTCACCGTCGTTTTTTGAGCTAATGAAAAAAATTAACCCACGGCTCAACCCGAAAATCTCATTAATGCTACAAACAAATGGAGTATTATGGGATGAACAGAGATGGGCAAAATTAAAAAATATACATAAATTAACCATAAAAACTATTATTAGTTTAGATGCTGGTATAAAAGAGCATTATGATAAAGTTAGAGTAGGTGGAGATTGGAATCGATTAATGAAAAATTTACCTTTTATAAAATCTCTTTGTTTACCATGGGTTAGATTGGATATGTGTGTACAAAAAAACAATTATCAGAGCATACCTGAATTTATTAAAATAGCTAAACGATATAATTTTGATTCCTACACATCAAGAATATTTAACTGGGGTACATTTAAAGAGGAACAGTTTAACGAACATAATATTTTTGATAAAAAACATCCTGAACATAAAGATTTATTAAAAATAATAAATAAAGACTGCGAATACCATAAGCACGATTGGGGCAACTTAGCTGGATTTAGAACATGATCGATATTATAACTGCATATTATAACCAAAATGTATATCTAACTGAATATCTCACATATCTAGATAAATTTATATTACCTAAATTTGGAGATAAAGTAAACATTATTTTAATTGATGATGGTAGTAAGGAGTATCCTGCACGAGATTTTTTACCTAAATTAACTCACACTAACTTAGATTTATATGAAATAGAAGAAGATATACATTGGAACCTTTCTGGAGGGAGAAACCTAGGCGTACACGTAGCGAGAACTAATAATGTTTGTTATATAGATATAGATTCAGTACTTACTGAACAACATATTACAGAATTAGTTAATATAAATTTAAATGAAAAAGAAATATATCAATTTCCGCTTTATGATTATAAATTATTTGACTTTAGGACAAATGAATATATTTATAGGTATTTACCCTCACCTTTTTTTATGCGAAAACAAGATTTCTTACAACATCCAATGGATGAAGATTTTTGCGGTCACTGGGGATATGAAAACATACATTGGCTAAAATTATTAAGGGTATATGGATTTACACTTAAAAAGTTACGTACACCAATTACTGTAGCCACAAAAACAAACATCGATTTCGGTAAATTATCTAAAACAGATTATGGTGAAGGTAGAGCATGGAAAAAAAGATCGGGCGGCACTAATTTATCTCGTGATAGAGCAATAAACTTAAAATTGTTTAATGAAAAGCTTTTCGATTTAAAAATACCAGAAGACATACTTAGATTTAATTATAAGTTAGTATATAGTACTAATTAAAAATGAATATTATACTGGCGACAAATATTGATAATAATTATTGGAACACAAAACATCACGGATTTATTGATAGTGTTGTAAAACATGCGGGAGAAAATCGAATTGTATTAATGCTCATGGATGATGGTACTGGGATTGACTCAACTAATTTAACTTCTAAGATAGAAACATTAACAATAGATATTAACTCGATTAATTATAGCAGACATGTAAATTTAAAAAGTAGTTTCCCGGATAGGCCAAATTATATATGTCTAGAATCTGGTGAATTTGTAGACTTTATTAATTTTAATGATAATGATATCTTGATTTTATGTGATTGGGATGTTATAATGCAACGCGGATTCACAGAGAAAGAATTAATAATTATTAATAATTTAGGTGCAACGGAGTTTGGACAGTGTAGGGATCACTATGATGACAAAAGGAGTACAAGGATTTACAGAGAAGGTAATTTATTACATGGGTATTTAGAAATGAACAAAATATTTAATGATATATCGAAAGACTGGATAATATACCAGGCCGGTGTTCAAGTTGCTCGCATAAGTGCTTGGAGGAGATTATACGAATATTGGAAAGAATTGGCACCAAAAATGTACAAATACAATAGAGAACATTTCGCTGGGCAAGGATTATTTAATTATATAATTCAAAAATTTAATATGGTCAAAGAATTACCACCAACATTTCACAATGGTGATTGGTTTCCAGGGACACCGTCGAAAATAATTAATAATTCTCTATATGTTAATAATGAGAAAGTTTTATTTAATCATCATAACTGGAAACATTTACCTGTATTTTAACACAATAAGAATATGAAAATAGCAATATTAATGTTTGGGCAACCTAGATTTTTAAAGCATACTATTAATCTAATAAGAGAAGAATTCGATCTCCCAGGTCACGAAGTACATTATTTCGCTCATTGGTGGGATAAAATCGGGTATATACCTAATGGTGAAGAGGAGGAATATGACAAAAAAGAAATATATGATTTAGTAGAAGAAAAATTACCTAATTCAGTTCTTCCTAACAAACCATCACAGAGAAATATAATTATACAAAACTATGAAAATTTAGATGAAACATGTAATAATATATTAAATTTTATAAGATTACATAAACGAAATCTACCTATAAGTATAAACAGTGCAATCGAAAAATTAAGATACAAATTCGGACAGCATCAAAGTATGAAGTGGGCCTTTAGACGTATTATGTCATACGAACATGAAAACAACTTTAAATATGATATAATTATCAAAGTAAGAACAGATATTGTATATCAACCAAAAGAAACATATGAAAGCGAAAAAGAATATTATGCAGCAAAAGAGGCTTTATATACAGATCTATGCTTTAACGTTCCTCACGTAAAATGTACAGCGCTTAGATATGTAGATCTTACAGAAAGACGTCTAAGTAAAGCAACAGGAGTAAGACCTGTGCCTAAAGATAACAACATAGGTATGTTTAGATTTTATAATAATCATATATCACTTGAGAGACGATCTATTATACACAAAAACAAAGATGGAACGTTTGAAACACACATAAAAACAAAATATGATCCGGAAAACGAATGTCATTGGATTAAGCACACTGAAGATTATAATAAAAGAGTAGCATTTAATGATTGGACATTAATAGCTAATCGCGAAGGAGCTGAAATAATGTATTGTAATTGGTTTGAAAATTACTTCCGTACTCTGTCAAAAGACATGCAGCATAATAATTCCAATAGTTGGTTTATTTCTCAATCTGATCATTGTCTACAAGGTCAGATGTTACTTAATTACAACTTAGCTGCTGAAAGAATATCTCCTAGAAGAGATGCGAGGTTAATTCATCCAAAATGGGTAAAAAAAGACATCAGAACTGGAGGAAAAATTAAAGCTGAATCAGAAGCTCAAATTAGAAAGGATATATTAACACATAGATTTTCGTGAAAAAGGTTTGTCATATTAGATGTAATGATAAGTATTGGGAAGGATTAAACGTATATCCATTATTTTCAAAACCTAAACACCAATATAAGTATTATCTAGAAATAACTAAATTATGGGATGAAAACTTAAAAATAAAATATTTACCTTTTAGAAAACGTATTCGAGATTTAGTTCTCAACCATATTAGAAATATGGGGTGCTTTGATATAATATTAGAAAGTAATCAACACTGCGAAGAATATCTTAACAAAAACTCAAGTAGTAATATTTTATTTTTTCAACAAGATGATGATGATATTTTTTTATCATTACCAAAAACAGATGAATTAACCGAAGGTATTAATATTTTTAATTATAGTTTTCTAGATCCAATCGGTGGCCGACGAAAACCAGGTTATAGAAACCGAGTTTTTGGTTTTACAAACCCAATGAATAAAATACAAAGTAATCATTGTTTAATTTTTAATAAAGATAACAATATTGATCTAAAAAAACATGAAATGTATAAAGCAGATCACTCAAGGTATACCGAGATTCTCGACCCTCTGCGGCTTGAGCGCAAGCTAGGTGCGAGCGGTAGACTGTCATCACAGATTCCCTATAATTATAAAATTTTTGAGTATCCAATATCAATCCAATTTTACCATTTACATAGTATTTCGTTATGGAAACATCAATATAAATTTTCTAACACTAATTATACAGATATAAATTATTTTATGAAGTATGTAAGGAAATATATTAAAGAGACTGAACAGTTATATTTACAAAATAAAAATATACCGTTATTTGAAGAAATAAATAACTTATATCAAATATTATTATGATCTATATAGGAGCCTGGCATAAAACCGGAATTAACGCAATTAAAGTACTTTTTAGAATGTACAAAGAGAACGTTCCTGATTTTGAGTTTAAACTCAAAACTAGGTGGAATAGAAATTTTAATCATCATATACTAGAAAACAGTAAAGCTGTACTTTGTATTAGAAACCCATATGAAATAATAATGTCAGGTATGAGATATCATCAAATAACAAAAGAAAACCTGTTTAACTGTCCTCAGAAGAAATATAATGGTAAGAGTTATCAAGAGTGTATATGCGATATTGAATCAATTGAAGAAAAAATACTATTTGAGATGAAAAACAACTCTTATTTAACTATTAATGGTATATATAAATTTTTAAGAGATCATTGTCAATACAAATGCTATTCAAATAAAAATAAAAATCATAATTTAAATGATAATATTGCTTTTATAAGATTAGAACAGTTTTGGACTGAACAGGGTCGACAAGAAGTGGTTAACACTATTACTTCTCATATACCTGACATGGATAAAGATATATTAACAAAATGTATTAAAACTCATGGGCGAAAAAAATTTAATAAAACTCACTCAGGCTTTAATTATACATATCAAGATCACTTTACTGATTCATTATATAAAGAGTTTGACAATTTGTTTCCTGAAGATCTCCTTGAGAGTCTAGGATATTCTCGTAAATAATTTATATGATATTATGATCAGAGGTACTAACAACGCCAATATCTATATAGGAGCCTGGCATAAAACCGGAGTTAACGCAATTAGAGTACTTTTTAGAATGTACAAAGAGAACGTTCCTGATTTTGAGTTTCAATTTAAAAAGAAATTAGGAATAGGGTTTAATCATTATGTACTAGAAAAAAGTAAAGTTATACTTTGTATAAGAAACCCGTATGAAATTATAGTATCAGGTATGAGATACCATCAAACAACAAAAGAGAAATGGTGTACGCAGCCTCACGAGAGATATAATGGTCTAAGTTACAAGGAATATATAAGTGGTCTAGAAACTGATGAAGAAAAAGTACTATTTGAGATGGAACACAACTCTTATTTAACTATTACTAGTATGTATGACTTTTTAAGAGATCATTCTCAATACGAAATATATTCAAAGACAAATAAAAATCATAATTTAAATGATAATATTGTTTTTATAAGGTTAGAACAGTTTTGGACTGAACAGGGTCGACAGGAAATAGTTGATACTATTACTTCTCATATACCTAACATGGATAAAAATATGTTAGCAGAATGTATTGAAACTCATGGTAGAAAAAAATTTAATAAAACTCACTCAGGATTTGGGTATACATATGAACAGTACTTTACTGATTCATTATATGATAAGTTTAATAAGATATTTTCTTCAGATCTGTTTGATGTTTTAGGATATTCGCGTAAATAATTTATTATGATACCATCTACAAACGAGGTTAGAATAGAAACATCTACTGCTTGTAATGCAGGATGTGTTTTTTGTCCTCATCCTACTGAAGATTTTATCCGAAAAAGAGAAGTAATGTCCTTAGATGATTATAAATTTTATTTAGATAAAATATTGAATGAAATAGGAGATCAAATAAAAGAAACTACATTTTCCGGGTTTGGTGAAATTTTTATAGACAAAGGGATTGTCGAAAAGATTGCTTACGCTGGTAAAACCGACCTACTTATACATCTTTTAACAAACGGGTCTATGCTTACCCCGGAACGTCTAGACAAAATATATGAAATTGGAGTTAAGGATATAAGAATAAGTCTTCATACCACAAACCCAGACAGTTATGGTAGAGTCATGAATTATAAATCCTCTGGATTTGATTTTGATTCAGTCATGAAAAATGTCAATTATGCTATTGAAAATAAACCAGAGGAATCTGATATTATAATTACAGCCGATATAGTTGAGGAAAATAAAGAAGATGTAGAACAAATGATTGAACATTTTAAAGACAGATGTTCTCTTGAAGTTTGGTACCCTCATAACTGGATTTATGGTAAGACCTATAGAGATAAAACTGAAGAAAATACTTTAAAATCTTGTGGAAGACCGTTTAATGGACCTATACAAATTCAAATAGACGGGGATATAATTATGTGTTGTTTTGATTTTAATAATGAACTAGTTTTAGGTAATTTTAAACAGCAAACATTAAAAGAGATCTTCGACGGAGAAGTTTTTCGAAAACTTCATGCTCATCACACTAATGGTACCTGCACAGAATCAGATTTTATTTGTAAGGGTTGTGATCAGCTCCAAGATAAGAGCGATATTGTTATATATAACAACAGAGTAGATGATAAACAAAAACGAGCCACCCAGACTAGCACAGTATTAAGAGAACTAAAACCTGAGTTGTGTAATGTCGGATTAAGAGAACTAAAACCTGAGTTGTGTAATGTCGGAGATTGAAAATCATCTATTCGAGGAACGATTCGGCGCCGACGACAAGTCCGTGGACGCCCGCGAAGGTGAGCTCAAATATCAAAAAATTTCTGATTGGTGTATTCTAGCTAATGAAGAGGATGGGGCTATGCTCCATCATGCTCGAGTAGGAATAGAAAATTGTGTGTGGCATGAGAGGTATGTTGATGATATTATAATACCATATTTTTTGACATCAAAGCGACGAAAACAAGGGCGGCGGCGACTTCCATCCACGCGAACTGTAATTGACGTCGGTGCTAGTTATGGTTGGATGGCTGTTTCTTTTGCGAAATATTTCGATGAAGTAAAATGTTTTGAGATTAGAAGAGATATAAGACATGCTCTTAGACAAAATACTAGTAGGTTCTCTAATATTGAAGTTTTTGATCATGGTTTGAGCAGTATAGAAGATAATGTAAAGGTATGTGCGAGACTGAACAGCGGAGCTTCTCGTGTCTCTATCAGACGGGATCAGGATATCAACGCACCGGAGCGATACACAGAGGAAACAATTAACAGAAAGAAAGAAGGACACGGATGTGTAGTACGTACACTTGATAGTTATAATTTTAATAATGTAGATTGTATAAAACTTGACGTCGAAGAGCACGAATATTACGTGTTGATCGGAGCAATGGAGACTATAAAAAAATGGAAACCAGTATTAATTGTCGAAATAAGTTATGCAGGGAAAAGACATTTAAGTCTTTTTAAACCTAGGCAGCGTATTTTTAAACTATTACACTCTCTCGGTTATGAAATAGTAGACGTGAGAGGGAAAGATTTTATATTTAAACATACGAGTCTAAATCACTGGGATGATTTAACCCTGTAACTTCTATAGTTGTATTTTCCGATCTATCAATCCAAGAGGCTTTACATTTATCTTTTAAATATAAACGAATATATCTTCTTCGCTTTCCAACTAAGTGTATCTTATTATATATCGCTGCATTCCCCCATACAACATCTTGTTTTTTATGAGATTCAAAATCCTTTTCTAACTTATTTACAGTATCAAAAATGAGAGTTTTTAAATATGTTTTAAACCAAGTGTTAAATAAAAAATAAGCAGCTGATCTAGTTGCGGCCATAGTGTTAATATCATATCTAATGTTTTCATATATACTTTCACCTTTGAGTGTTACTCCTGGTATATATTCTTTTAATGGATGATTTTTAAACCCGTTTTTTTCGTGTATATATTTTCGTATTTTTAAATTTGTTACTAATGCGAAATTTGTATTTATTTTATCTTCAGGAATAATATAGTTTTCAATTTTGTCACTATCATTATAAATATAATCAGTTTTTGTCCTTATAACAGTGTCGTATTTAAAATTATTCTCTTGTTCATATTCTTCCATTAACGCATATGCTCTTTTATTACTAAACCATTGACCAAATTCATATCGATATTTATCTTTTATATCCTTTAATGTTATTTTATCACTAACTAAAAAGGTATGCATGTTTTTGAACAAAAAAACTAAGTTATCTAATTCAGAATAATCTTCAATTTTATATTTTTTAGGTTTTAAATAATCTATATACTCTTCTAAATTATCATCAGCTATATAATCTTTAGTTCTTTCACATGTCGGGGAAAACCCTACCACATTCCAAAAATGTATAAAAAAATCAACTTGTACATTAGGAATATCAAATTCTTCTTTTATTCTTTTATATGTTAGATTGAAAAATCTAGGTTGAGCGCATAATAAAACAGCTATTTTCATGATTAAAGTACTTCTAATTTAAATTGATTAGTTTTACCTACAAACCGTGGATGGCTTTGATGAAGAATAGGCCATACTCTATGTACATTAGTATGATATAAAATATAGTTTGCTAATTCAGCATGACTACTACCTTTCCATATCGGGATTTTATTAGTATACATACCCATACCTATAGGTATTTTCGGAAAATTATCAAACATATCATTAAAAACAGTAGCATTACCTAGCAAGTAAACATGATATATCCATGGTTCTTTTCTACCTGGTACGAAAGACATTCTTTCTACAAGTAATGAGTTTCTTTCAGTAATATATCTACAATAAAATTCTAATGTTTTATCTGTAATTGATTCATCGTCAAACAAACAATCAGTTTTTAGAATAATAATTAAATCATATTTGTCCTTATCTTCAATTACTTCAAAGCTTTGAGACATACTATAAAGTTGTGAAAAGGATGGGGTGTTTGAATACTTAATAGCTTGTTTAATGTCTTCGCAAGACATAAATTCATTACTAGGGTTGAATTTATCTACATATTCGTCGAGTACGTTTTTATTTTCTATTTTATAATTTACAGGTTGGATTGTGTTTATTAATTCTTTATGTTCTAAATTAGATTCAATGACACATAAATTATCTAAATTTGCTTTATCTTTAATTAAATCTTTAATATTTCTACATCTACGTGTAATATTATCCCATAAATGAAAATACACATCTATATTAAATTTACTTTGATCTAATTTTTTAAACTTTTCAATATTTTTTGCGGCATTATTTTCCCAATTTCTACCTTCACCATAAAAACTTAAAGCTATATTATACATCTTTCTTAATAATGACTATATTTCTTTTTTTGTTCTTTATAATATGTAGGCATTTGATGTAATTTATATTTTAATGCATTATGTAAATGTGCATGAACTTTTACTTTGGTATGATTTAAAATTAAATTCATAAATACCGTGTGATCATTTGTCACACTTAAATGAGGACCACCCCTGTAATAATATAAATCTGGTATAAGTTTTTGTGGATACTTTTCCCATATATCCTTATTTAATGTTTTTGAATTACCGAAAAACAATGAAAATTCAGGTATTATTAGAGTTTTATGTTTTACACTCCATACTTCCATATTAGGTAAAAATATTTGTTCTTGAAATTGTGGTCTTTCGGCTACTTCTTTAATATGCGCAAAAGTTGGATGGCATTTAAACTCTACATCGGTCCTTGTTTTAATAATTAAATCGTATTTAATATTATTTTTTTCTTCATATTCTATTCTCATTAATTGGTTCTTACATAGACTATGTAGTTGAGAATATCCGGGTGTATTAGAATAATAAATTTGATTTTTTAATATTTCTTTTGTATCATATCTAGGATTCGGTTCATTTAAATTACAAACATATTCCCATATGTAATCTATTTCTTCATCCATTTCGCTTTTATCACCTAAATGACCTACAGTCGAAGGATATAACTGTTCTATCTCCTCAGCGGTAACATACTCTACAAAAGGGTCTTGAGATTTATGGTT